CAGCCGCTGCCCGCGCCGAGGGATACCCGAACTGCCGCCATTTGGATACGGGCCGGATCTCGTCCACCACAAAGGAGAGCGGATGCTGCGCGTCTGAAGGCTCATCGTAATGAATAGGACCGAAACGCCCATGACAGATGCCGCATTCGCAGCCCATTGCCCGCAGCCGCTCCCGATGCTTGCGCCGCAGGTTGCCGTTGGCATAGCGCGGGTTCGTCATGGTGCAAGCCTCCTTTGGCAGCGTTGCGGCTACAGTGTGCAGCCCCTCACAGTCCGCTGTACTGTGCGCACCCCGGGGCATTTGCAGGGGGCGGCACTTGCGGGAGGAGTAGGGTATAAAAAGACCCCGGGGGTGTTTTACAAGCCCGGGGGTATAAAATAAGCCGTTGGCCGGATTTGAACCAGCACCACAAGAGTTTCAATCCGTCCGGGGACAGGCCGGACAGGGCCGCTCTTGCGTATCGTCAATGTGACCCGCCTTAAATGGGCGGCGCTCTGCTTGAGCTACAACGGCATAGGATGGAGTGCGCAGCTGCCAGCAGTGGCAGCTTACTGGGTAGGATGGTGACAAAGGAACCCGCTTGGCGATACGCTGCCACGCACTCCGGGATGATGCTGCAATGACTCCCATGTATACCCAGTGACCCCGCCGGGGTGTTGTTCTCAACAGTGCCACGGATACCAAAACATAAATTGCCCAGCTGGTACATTCAGGCTGTTGGTCGGTAAGGTGTTCCCCTGTCGCAGCCGGGCAATACAAAAGCCGCAGGGTGTTGGATGTTGTCCAGCTCCTTGCGGCTTTCGCAGTCTAATAATATCACAGGCAAAACAGTGCAAAACAGTGCGTCTTTCATCAAAAACAGTGCAAAACAGTGCGCTTTGCTTCAAAAGCAGTGCGTTTACTGACACTCCGGGATGTCGAGAGCCTTCACAGCACGCTTGTGCCGCCGGTATACGCGGCTTACATCCATGCCCATCTTGACGGCAATCTGCTCCCACTTCTTGTCGCCGATGTATCGCAAGTACAGGATCTCGTAATCCTGTATGTCCACGGTCTGGTTCATGACGCTCAGGATCTCCTTGCAGATCCTCTGGCACTCCATCACCTGCGCGTTGGCTGCCTGCATTGCATCCGCGATGCGCTCCACAGAGCGGGGCAGCGCCTGACCGTCACCAGCGCCGCCGGGAACAGGGGAGAGCACCTGTGTGATATGCTCCGCGTCTGTGCGGTACCGCTCTACCTCTTCCAGCTTGATCTTTTCAAGCTTGGCGGCCTTGCGGTACCGCCGCAACCATTCCTTTTTTTCTTCATAGGTCATCGGATTGCATCCTCCTCCGTTGTCTATTTAGGCTCCCATTGCATAGACATTGCATTTGCAATGCCGGGAAATGTTTTGCTTCTTACCTTTGCGCTCCTGTGTCCGCTTTTCGCCCATGCGTCACCGGTCTTTTTTGCACGGTGATCTGATGCAGACACCCATTTAGAGGTCGGCACAACAACATCTGTTGCGAAAAGCATAGGAAGATTTTTCAGCCACAAACAAGTTGTCTTTATATACGGATCTCCAAACATATACGGCTGAATGATCTGGCTGTATTGGGGCAGTTCCCAAATTTTCATAGGGACAGGGTTCTCTATCGCAATCCGTTCCACATCGGAATTCCAGAATTTCAGAAAAAAATCTCGTGCTCGGATTCCGTTCTCATACCGAGGTTCTTGAATTTTCCCGTTGACTATCAAACGGTTTGCGCCGGCTTTGGATAAGTAGGTGCAAGGCGGGTGTGCAATCAAGAGATCCCATGCGTCAATGTAGTGACTTTTATCGTCCATCGTTATGACCTGCCCCCCATCAAGAGGTGCCAAAGCATCTCCGTGTATGTGCCACTCAGGGTGCCCTCCAGACGGTTCCTGAACGTCACAAGAATACGCCTCATGTCCCCGCAGTCGAAACGCTTTGCAAACCGCTTGTGACTCCTCGCAAGCTATAAGCACACGCATTTCATTTTCCTCCGTATGGCTCCGGCAGCTTTGCCCATGCAAGGACTTTGCGCCCCGCCGGGCAGCCTTTTGTTAATTTGCGGTCACGCAGGTAAAGCGCTGCGTCATCTTGTCAAATTCCAGTCCGGCATTGCCCACGCGGCCCTCTTTGTTTTTGGTCAGGCGGCTGAAATAGGTGTCACCGTCAGCAGACAGCAGCAAAATGGCATCCGCGTCCTGCTCGATCTGGCCGGATTCACGCAGATCTGCGTTGGACGGTTCAGCCCGTGCAGCGTTACGGTTCAGCTGGGCCAGAGCCACAACGAGGATGCCGGTTGTCTGGGCCAGTTCATGCAGCGCAATGGAGATTTCGGTGATGGCGTTGTATCGGTCGCTGCTGCCGCGCTCATGGATCAGCTGCAAATAGTCCACGAAAATGATATCTGCTTTCATGCGGAGAGCTTGCGCCTTGATCCACGCCACGCCCTTGCCTGCGGCAGAGCGAATGTACAACGGCCAGCGCTTCATATCGGCCAGCCGGTCGAGCTCGTTTATTGACAGGGTTTTATTTTTGACCGCCGAGAGAGGAGCGTACAGCTGGTTTGCGATCAAGCGCGCCTGCAGGGTGGCCGGGTCTGTTTCCAGCGAGAAATAACACACCCGCTTGCCCTGCTTTGCCATCCCGGCAGCAAGCTGGAGGCTCAGAGCGGTCTTGCCTGCGCTGGGTCTGCCGCCGATCACGAAATAGTTGCCGGGGACGAGATGCAGGTTTTCGTCCAGCTTGGACAGACCGGTGCGGATGTACCGGGGTTTCTCTCCCAAGTGTCGGATATAATCATCCAGCAGCTCGCCTACGCTTTGAAAGTCTCCCTTCTCGGTGTGGATATCCAGCGCCTGACCCATCTGCTGATACAGATCCGGCAGGTCATCAAAGGCGGTTGCAGCATCCACGGCCTTAAAGGCAAGGCTCTGAAAACGCACCTTTGCAGCATCCTCCATGATGATCCGCGTCCACTCTTCCACGCGGTCACGGGTCAGCCGGATGCACTCACTCTCACAGGAGGCCACGCAGGACAGCAGGTTTTGCTTTTGGTCTGGGTATTTTGCCGCGATCTGCATGATATCCAGCAGGCCCTTTGTGATCCAGAACCCTTGCACGGCTGCAAAGGTGGGCTGCAGTTCAGGCCGGAAATGCTCAGTGCTCAACTCCGGCAGGGAATACGGTGCCAGCTGATCGTCCATCAGCAGCGCGCCTATCAATACGCTTTGCACGTCCATCACAGATCCTCCCATGTACGCCCGCCATACGGGGTTGCAGGCTGTGCAGCGGGCTGGCCCCACTCTTTCCGGTTCCTCAGCCAGTTACGCGCTGCCGCTTTCCAGTCCTTCATCTTGGTTTTGCCCACGATCCACCCGTTAGCCTCGTACCGGTCAACGAACTTGTCAGCCTCGGTCTGAGCATCAGCAGACGGGACACCACGCTCCCGGAAGTACGCTCTGACCTGTTCCACCGTAGGCGGTGAAAAACGAGTTGCGGACGGCCCTTTATTCTCGCTTTTATTATTATTTTCTTTCTTGGGTGCACATTCTGCACCGGTAGAGGTGCACTTTTTGCACCCATCAGAGTGCACATTATTCACCGGTGCATTTTCTTCACCGGTGCACTTTTTGCACCCATCAGACGCAGAAGCACACGCCGCAGGGCGAAGCGCTGCATACCGGTTTGTGGGCCTGCCGTTTACCGGCTCAGTCCACTTGCGGATTAGGCCGTCCTTTTCCAGTTCAGCCAGCAGGTTCAGCACGGCCCGTTTGCTCAGCTTGAAATACTCCACAATGTAGCTGACAGAGCCATAAAAGCAAGACTGTTCGTCCTGTGAAAAACCCCAGATCAGGGCATAAATCAAGAGTTTGTTGCCGTTGAGGTTGTAGTCTGTGACCATCCACGGCTGCACCACAACATATCCGTCTTTTCTCATCCTGCTTGTCCTCCTGAATCAAAACGGGAGATCGTCACTGTCATCAATCACTGCAAAATCGTCCACGCCGCCGTAGTTTGCAGGCGGGTCTGCTTTCGGCCAGGCATCAGAGCGCGGGGCAGCCTCGCCGCCCTCGTCCACCGGCTTGCTGGTGCCCTTGGAGCCCGCAAAGTTGATGTTGTCCGCCACCACGGCAACGGATGTACGGTTGTTGCCGTTCTTGTCCTGATAGTTGTTGGTCTGGAGACGGCCATTGATGGCGACCAGACTGCCCTTCTGGAAGTAGCGGCACACAAAATCCGCCTGCTGCCGCCATGCCACGATATCCACAAAATCGGCCTGACGCTGCTCGCCGGGCTTTGCAAAATTGCGGTCACAGGCAATGCGGAAACGGCAGACATTCACGCCCGCCGGGGTGGTGCGGAGCTCAGGATCCGCCACAAGGCGGCCCATGATAGCGGTAACATTAAGCATTGATATAGTCCTTTCCAACGGCGGCCATCCATGCAGCGTGTGCGCCGGGGCCGTTCTTCTCCTCATATTTTGCCTGCGCAACGGCTTTCAGGGTCTGGGCGCAGGCGGCGTTGTGGTGCGGGCTCATGCCCGGCTCGTTGTGGTGCTGGTGGCACAGCCAGACCTTGAGACCGTGCCGCTCAGAGAAGCTGCGCAGCGGCCCATTGAGGATGTGGTGCTCCTCCAGCCCGCGCGTGGTTTTTACCGCATACCAGCGGCGGCAGATATAGCACTCCCGCTCTGCCTGAATGATGCTTTTAGACAAGCGGCACCCCATCCTTTTGCGTGCTCTCATAAGCCTCGCGGTAAGAGTGCACATTGTCGACCTGATACTTCTGGCCGTTGACAAGTTTAATGGTGAACCCATCAATGAAGCCATACCGCCGGGCGGCGTTGATACACTGCGCCAAGTCCCGTGCGGTGTTCCGGTCGGTTCCGTGAGCCATCAGCAGCTTGCAAAAGCGCTTGCGGGTCATTTTCTTGGTCATCTGTCAAGACTCCTTTCCAATAGCGCCCTGGCCTCTCTGAATCCTGGCATACATTTCGTCGTAAGGGTACAGCGTGGCCTCCGTAAAGCACTCGGCTTTTTCGTTGTAGACCATCAGGACGCCCTTGTTCCCCTCAGAGTAGTGGCGCAGTTCGATGATGGTACGGACAGCCTGCCGGATATCGCGAGCCTGTGATTTGTGCTGCGAGATCATCAGCTTTTCAAAGCGTTTGCGTTTCATGGTTCACTCCACTCCTGCCAGTAGGCAGTCACTAAGGGATCACTCACGCCCATCTCAGCGAGGCGGTCAAAGATCCCGTCTATCATGTTCTTCATTTCTTGGGTGGTAAAGGTGGAGCTGCCCTGCGTGCACTTGACCGTGCAGCGGTTGTTATCCAGTATCTCCACCAGATGGACAAGGCGGTAACAGCCGCGCAGGATATCCAGAGCGTCCGCCGGGACTTCCAGATAATCCACCTTGGCGCCGTACTTCTCCAGCATCTCCAGATAGCAGTCCTCCGGGGTCACACCGCCGGTGCGCCCGCCGTTGTAATGGTCTGCCATGATGGTGAGCAGCGCCCACATAAGGCTGTTCTGTGCCGTGCTGCGGGCTTTGTTCACCGGCTCCACCGTCAGGGTTATGTGCATGGGCTGACCGTGAGCCAGCTCATCCAGACGCTGATAGATCTGTTTCTCCACAAATTCTCCTGCGTTTTCCACTTCCAGCTTGCCGGTCTGCGGATAATACACTACCGGCAGGCGGCCGATCACTCTGCTTGCCATACCACTTTACGCTCTCCCTGCAGCAGCTGCACACCGATGATGTGCCCATCCTCAGCCCGCAGCAGCTTGTCCACGGTCAGAGCGCTGTGCAGACGGTAGCC